CTCGCCGGGTGCGCCTGGCAGGGGCGACGGGATCGCGGCAACAGCGTGGGCGACTTCAGCGACAACGACCGGGACCAGATCCTCGACCCGAACGCTGTGACCGTCCCGACCGTCTCGGCCGTCGATACCGCGTTCGCCTCGATCGCCCTTGATCGGTGCGCGTGTCTCCAACTCCGCAATGCGGAGGTGGAACGCCGACAACGCCTTGTCGACGTACGACTTAACTGCGGAAAATCCGCTGTCGATAACCTTCGAGACATCGAGCATCACGCAGCCTTCAGGAAAGGCCCACTGAATTTCTGTTCGATTTCCAGAATGGCCCGCGCAGTGTCATTCGCTGTGTCGGGAGGCGGCGCATCGGGAGGTGCAGGTGGATCGGAACCACCGTCCGCTGCTGGTGGCGGCAATGCAGGCGGCGTATTCGGCGCAAACGGATTGTCCTGCGCATCACGCTTGGCGAGAGCCTGGAGGCTAAAATTCTGCTGCTGGGCATAAACCTGATCACCGCCGGGAACCGGTGACAGATCGAACTTCGCACGCGCCTCATCAGGCTTCATGATTGCGCGCTGCACGGCCTCGCCATACGTCTTCACCTTCGTCGCCGTGTCCATGCGCAGCAGATCATCAAGATCGAACTCGGTGCCGTAAATTTTGCCTGGCACGTCATAGAGACCGAGGCCGCTATCGAGACAGGCTTCCAGCGATTCAATCAGCCCTTGCAGACACTGCGAATAATACTGCTGGTTCAGCGCTTCGATGTTGTTGTAGGACGGCGGATCGCCGACACCGATCATGTAGGCCGGCACGTGAAAGGTGCTGCACACCTGCTCGGCCGTCCACTTCAACTGCTCGATCAACTGGGCGTCGATGGCGTTGACGCTCATCGCCTCATATTTGAGACCGTCGCCCAGCACGGCCACCTTGCCGACATTCTGCCCACTGAAGTTCTGGTCCCAATACTCCTTCAGCCGTGCGGCGGTGTCCTTCTGGATCGTGCCCGGTGCGGTCAGGATGCCGCCTGGATTCGATCCGTTCTGGAAGAACTTCGTCGAGTTTTGCTGAATGGCAAGTTGCTGCATCGCCGCCATGCCGCAGGCGAAGATCGGCGACACACCGCACAGCGGATGGTAGAGCGGCACCATCGTGTCGTGAATGATCTCGCTCGCCGGGACAGTGACCGTGTCGTCCTCGACACCGCTCAGATTGTCCCGCTGAAGCGCGTAGAACACACTCCCGTCCGGCGCGACCAGCGCCTTGGTGCGTAGCGGATCGAGCACGTACATCGCCGCGACGACACCGCGCTGGTCACGTTCGAGCAGGACGTAGGCGTTGCCGTGAACGAGCTTGGAGAGAATCCACTGCTCGATGAACTTGTTGCGGTTCTGGTAGCGGTTCGGCTTGCGCAGGACCGGCGAGAAGGCCGCCGCGGTGGTCTCGGACCAGATGCCCGTCACTGGATCCTTCTGGACGAGTTTCAGGCCGATCTTGGCGAGGTCCGATGCGATGAGAGTGACACAGGCATAGACCGCCGCATTGGACAGCACGGTCTCGTTGCGGATCGTCATATTGCGCTGCCAGGCGCCACTGAACGACTCACGGATGACCGGCCACCAACCGCCGCGGCTGTCTGGGTTCTCCAGCGCCGGCTGCGACTTGGTTGTCCTCGTCACCTCTAGGCCCAGGATCTTCACCCCTGATCAGTCCCGCGCCCGCATGTCGCGCCGGGCGTAGCGCTCCGCTTCTTCCTTCTCGATCGCTGCCTCGTCTTCCGGCGTCACGGGCGGCGGTATCCACGCACGCCTGGTAGGAGCGCGTGGGGCGCTGACCACCGGAGCGGGTGGTGGAGGCGGTGGTGTCGGCGACAAGGGGTTCGGTGCCGGTGGATCGAACACAGCCTCGCGCTTCGCTGGCGGCGCGTCGACCGCCAAGGTCGCCGATGCGTTCTTCGCTTCGGTCATCAGCCGAACATCCTTCGCTCTGACCTCGAACGTATCGCCGAGCCTGTATGTCTTGCCGCCATAGCGGACTTCCCGAATGGCAGTCACTTTCGGCATGACAAACTCCTTGGGGAAATGACCGGAATCTTCAGCCGTAGAGGCCGAGACGGGTGTGGGCGATCGGCACCACCAGCAGGATCAGTGCGACCCCCAGGATGACCCAGACGATGATCCTGATCGGATGTGGCGGTGCCCAGAAGAACGACAGCAGGAAGATCGCCAGCAACTCCAGGAGTTCGACGATCATCGGAACACCAGCACCAGCACGATGATGAGCAGGATCAGACCGATGCCGCCACCGCCATACCCATAATGGGACGGGAAAGCACCGCTGTAGCCGCCACCGAAGGCACCGAGGACCAGCAGCACGAGCAAAACAACAAGAACCAGACCCATGACGATTACCCCACGAATACGATCGGCCCGTTGATCTCGATCGTCGCTGAAGCCTTCAGAACCGAATTGACCGATCCGAGTGCGCTGCGGAAAGACATGCAGAGACCGCGAAAATAGAACGTCTTGCCGTCAGCCAGAACCAGCCGAAAACCGAAGTTCTCCTGGTTCGGCGCTTCAGCAGCATCCTTGAGCACGATCTGCCCGGTGATCCCGCCACGCATCAACGCTTGTTCGTCGGACCAGTAAGACGGCAAGGTGTCCCACGGATTCGGAAGGGCGTCGTCGGTGATGTAGACATTGTCGGCGTGCCGGGCTTGCGACAGAGCGAACACGGCATCCAGATTTGCGGCCGCAACACCGTGGATCAGGTGCGTTGTCTTGCCAGGGTAGCTCGCCGCCCAGCTTGGCGGTGACCACGTAAGGTAGGCAGCGTAATCGCTCTCGGTAACAACCACACTGTCGCCGATGCCCATGTAAGTCTCGTCAGGCACCGCGCCGGGGTTCAGCACCACGTAAGTGCCCGCCGTCGCGCGGATGTAGTCGGCGAGATCCTGATAGTAAGCGACGTCGGCCAGTAAGCCGGAGGTCTCGTCGAGAAAAATGCCGCTGACGTTATACCATGACTTGTAGGCGTCGATGTCGGCCTTCACATTTGTGGCAAGCCGCGCAGCGTTGCTGGTGAAGACGTAGCCAAGCACGCGATATCCTGCGGCAATGGCTGCGTTGACTGCGGCGACATAGGCCGGATCGGACGAAAGGCCAGGCCCATTGTCCGGATTCATGACAAGATAGCCGGTTACATCGGGCGAACCGCTGGTCGCCTCACCCCACAGCACACCAGGATAGAAATACGCCGGGATGGCCATCCCGGAGGTCGCACCCTCCGCAGTCAGATCCTCGGCGAACACGAGTTGAAGAGCGCCATCGTCGTAGCCGCCCTTGAACTTGTAGGTGCGGCCGGTGCGGACGGTTTGGAAGACGACGCGATCAAAGACCTTGCCGAACTCGCCGACATTCTCGATCAAGCCGATCTCGCGCCACGCAAGCGCTTCGAACGCCGCCTGATTATCGACCGTGACCGCGATCGGCGTCATGCCGATGGACAGGCGAGCACCGAGGACGCCGGAAACTGCCAACTATCAAACTTTCGCTTTCACGGGCAAGGCTTGTACTTCCTGCCGTCGAGGCTCAAATTGAAGTACGCCAAGGAAATGCCCAGCGTCTTCGCCCTGCTGCACTTCGTGGCGGAATACGTGCCATACTCGGCACCCAGCACGGCCTTACCCAACCCGACATATGGGGTGTAGCTCTTGCACTCCTGGTACTTGAAGCAGTCTTCCTCAATCGCGAAGTCCAGCAGACCCACCAGTTTGCTCGTCAACTCCGGCACATTCTTTTGTGCTGCGAGCATACCGAGCGAATGCACCGTCGTGCCGATCCAGGTGATGTAGTTCACCTCGTCGGCCTCGGTGATCGGGAAACCGCTGTTGTTCTGCCAGGTGTCGAGGACGTCGGGTTCGATGCCGCTGCACCCTTTGCTCTGAGCCGCGACGAACCGCGCCTGCATCAGTGTCCGGACGGTCGGTGACCGGATGTCCAGATACTTCTCGTTCCAACCGGCTTCCTTGTTGCCGATCACAGAGGCGGGGAACTGAGAGGCATCGGATCGGTATGGTTCCCAGCCACCCACATCCACGTAACAGATGACTATGTGGCCCGCTGCCTTGAGTTGCGAAACCAGGGTTGATGTCGCCGCCTCTGTGTCGATATCGTACACCTTGGCGGCAGCGTATCCGGTCTTCACGCTCGAACTGATCTGCCAGTACCACTGAGTGAGTGGCGGAACGGCCTGCTGAGCAAAACACGGAACAGCGAAAAGCAGCCACACAATCGCGGCGAGTCTCATGATCATCATGCCACAAACATCCCGATGATTGCGCTCGCCAGCAGAATACCGACGCATTCGATCAGCAGTTGAACCAGCAGCGTCACTTCTTATCCAGCACGTCACGAACCGCGTCCTTGGCCTTGCCGATGGCGTTCTGAACCTTGCCCTCGACCTTGTCGGCCTCGCCCTCGGCTTCCATCTCGTCGTCACCCGTCACCTTGCCGACGACTTCTTTCACCGAACCCTTGATCTCTTTCGCCGTGCCGGCGACCCGATCTTTGTCCATGTCTCTTACTCGGCGGTATCGTCGAGATGCACGCCGCCGTGGCCATCGACCACAAGCGCTACGACTGCGCCTGCGCTGTCAGTGGCGGAGGCGTGCCATGAATGGCCACGTTGCACGAGATTGGTCGGATTGAGGTAACCAGCGTCGACGATCTTCTGCGTCGCCTCAGCCTCAGTCAGAGCGGCTGGGTGCGGGGGTTGTGCCATTCGAGGTCTCTCCTCATGGTGTCAAACGTGAAACAGGACGACCCGGAGTTTCCTCCGAATCGCCCCGTTTCATTTCAGTTACTCAGCGTATTTGGAATTCTGGATAAAGCCCACAGCGGTACTGCGTGCCTTCTGCCAGTTGATGAAACGTTCGGCCTTGATGGCGATCATATTATGTTGCCACATTGAAACCATCACGGTCGAAGCCGTCTCCGGCGAGTCAGGCGCCGAATCCATCGCCAGCGATGCCTCACGGCTCGCGTCGATGGTCACCTGGCCGTCGTCCGCCAGCAGGATCTCGCTGGCCTTGGCCAAGATCATCAGCCCACCATCGGTCGGCGAACCACCCGTGCCGGGGATGTTCTCCGACGCCACGAC